TACTGTGTCGGTCGCTGCAACTAACTTAGATGTCAGTGATAATATTATTACACTAAATTTTGGAGAAACTGGCTCGGGCGTAACGTTAGGATATTCTGGTATTCAAGTTGATAGAGGAGATTTATCTCCGGCATCATTATTATATGATGAATCGTTGTCAGCTTGGATTTTTGCAAATAATGCTTCTCCTGGACCATTTAATTATACTAATAGTAATATTAAAATTTCTAATATTTTAACAAGTAGCACATTGAGAAATACTAATTTTCCGTTAGAAAATAGATACGGAGACTTAACATTAATTGGTGAAGGCACCGGAGTAGTTTCGGTATTTGGTACTACTACTTACGAAGAAAATGTAACACATGACGACGATATTCCTAATAAAAAATATGTTGATGATTCAATTTTAAACAATCCTACATTTCAAATTGTTGCACCTCAATCGCAAGATACTAGTGTTATTATCTCGGATAAACAGATTAGTCCTAACATATCAACTCAAGCTGGGTCGTTAGCGTATTTTACCGATCAAACAGGCTACTCTACATTTGGCGAAAGTGCTGTTTCTATTGTGATCGATTCACAGTTGATAGGACAATTTTTTACAAATCGACTAGAAGTAGGTGGACTAGAGTTAGGGAACGGTAACGAACAAAATGAAATTACAACAAAAGCAGGCATAACCAACAGCAACATTTATATTCGCACACAGGGTACCGGAAAATTACAAACAAATTATGCAGTACAATTAGAACGAATAGGAACAACGCCGGCTTATGTTTCTGATAATGTGCTGCTGTATGCTGCTCAACCCGATATTGGGTCTACTGGTATTTGGTTCATGAATGACAGTATAGAGACTGCAAAAAGAAACGGCGAATTGATAAGCAAAAATAAAGCACTAGTTTTTAGTATGCTATTTTAAGAGATAATTATGATTAGAAATTACGAAACCCCCGAAGGAACTTTATCGTTAGTTGATTCATTATCAGTAACTTCTCCTGTAAAAGTTTTTACAAGTTCAACTACTGGAGGACCAGTATCAGGCGGAGTTGTTGGAAGAGTAAATGCTATTACAACTATTGCATTTTGTAATACTGCTGCTCCTACTATCTCAGACGAAACTGCTAACTTAGTCAGTGTAAACATTTATATTGTACGAAATGGAAAGACTGCAACGGTAGGGAATTTAATTGTAAATAATTTAGAAGTCCCCGCAGGGGAAACAGTTTTCTTTTCAGAAGAAAGAATCGTATTAGACAGTAGCGATGAAATTTGGGTAGGTACAAGTTCTGCTGCAAAATTGTCAGTCACTGTGAGTGCATTGGCAGTATGAAATTCTTAAAAACAAAAAATATTTCTAAGTTTAGCATTAATGATAGAACATTAATTGCTTATCCTGATGCCAACGGTCCTGCCGGTCGAGTAGTAATGAATAGTCACGGCGGGTTAATGCTACCCAAAGGTTCTACAGGACAACGCCCTCAACTAACAGGAGTACGTCAACCAACTGATGCTAATGGTACTATCCGTTACAATACTTCACTTACTACAATTGAAGCATATGTAGGCGGCACTTGGGTAACTGTAGCAAGCCCATTAGCTGCTGCAATTACAAAACAGACAATAGGTCCAGGAGACGGCACCGAAACTGTCTTTGGTCCGTTGAATACTAGTTTTGTTACATCATACTCTGCTAGCGATGACAATGTTATTGTATTAGTTGAAAATGTTATGCAAATTTCTACAACCAACTTCAGTATTGAACAAAGTTCTAGTGGAAGTCTAACAGGCCCGAATGCACCTTATGCAGATGGATGGTATATTAAATTTACATCTCCTGTTCCTGCTTCTGGTGGTGGTGGCAATCCTGTTTACGTAACAGTGTATTACGGATACGCCAACTAATATGAGTCAACTAGGACGTATCGGAGGTCAGGCATTAACAGACGATCTGCTACGTGCTGGTGTAGATTTAGCGTTTGAAACAAATTTATTATATTTTAATGTTGGTACACAACAAATTGGTATCAATGCTTCACCGCCTATATACGATTTAGATGTAACTGGAAACGTTCGTAGTATCAATTTAAAGGTTGATAATCAGTTAGATGTCGGAAATATACGAATCAATAATTCTAATACGTTTACAACTTCAGTAGGAGAAATTAATGTTATTATTTCAGGAACAGAAATATTTCACAATCGACTTGTAACTAGTAATTTAATAGTTGCCGGAAACTCAATAAGCAGTATTAATGATTCTAACATTTTATTAGATCCAAATGGAGCTGGCTATGTTAATATACTAAGCAATTCCAATGTTACTGGAAATTTATCAGTTGCAGGAAATATAAACATAGATGGAAATTTAACTAGTTTAGGTACATTAACAATTGGCGACAATATTCTTGATACTGTTACTGTAAATACTGATTTTACACAAACTATTCAATTGAGCAACAACGAACTTTATCATTTAGGTAGTTCATTAAAACGATGGAATACTGTTTATACAACTAATTCTAACGCAATTGGAAATTTAGGCGACGGAATTTATACATCTCAAATATTTGTAAGCGATCAAACACAGATAAATGGAATAACATCAACTATAACAACAATACAGTCGTTAGAAGATTTATTGTTGGCACCTGCTTCTGGCAGAACAGTTTTAGAAAAAATATCAATAAATGAAAATGAAATAGAAGTGACAAATGGGTCACCTTTATTTTTGCAATCAACTGGGTTTGGCTATTATTTATTAGCAGGAAATAACGGCTTTGTTGTTCCTTCAGGAAATAACAGCGAGAGATCAATTTCTCCCGAAGTAGGTGAAACCCGGTGGAACACAGAAAAAATATATTTAGAATGCTTTGACGGCAATGTATGGTCGATATCAACAGGTGGTGGCGAAACTGTAACTCAAGAAGTAATGACTGACTTAGGCAATTTATACAGCCTTATCCTCGGCTAAATCTCCAATCTGCATAAATACTATTAATTACAAAAGATGACCAGTCTTTTGTAAGATCCGACTGTGGTATACCGGCAAAGAGCGCAAGCTGAAAATCAGGTAATCCGTGAAACCCGGTGTCCTTATTGGAGAGCAAATGGCTATTGGTCGTATTTCCGGTCAGCTCTTAAAGTCTAATCTACTCAGAGATGGTGTGGACTTAGCTTTTGAGACTGATCTACTCTATCTTGACGTAACCAACTCTCGCATTGGCGTAAGGACATCTACCCCTACTACTGACCTAGATGTAAACGGTACAATCCGTTCTACAAATTTAACAGTAGATAATCAATTAAATGTCGGTGATTTACATTTCACTGGCAATACAATTACCAGCGATAACTCAACTATTGTATTTGCAGCAGCAGCAGGTGAAGCTACTGTGTATCATTCAAGATTGCAGATTGACGATTTGCAATTGCAAGGTAATACAATTTCAACAACGGTTTCTAATAGTTCTATAGAATTAGATCCAAACGGTGCAGGTACAATCAATCTTATTGCAAATACAAATATTACAGGAAACTTAGATGTTACTGGTAATGTTAATGCCACAGGCAATGTAGTAATTGGTGGAAATATTCAAATCGGTGATGCACTAACTGATGAAATTATTATCAATGCATCAATTAAGAGCGATCTTGTTCCGCAAACCGATAACACATATGATTTAGGATCTGCAGCTTTTCGATGGAGAGCAGTGTATGCTTACGATCTTTACACTGATGCAATAAATGTCCCGTCGTTAGATGTTGGAAACTTAATGTTCCGTGATAATGAAATTACTACAACAACTGGACAAGATTTATATATTGACGGCAATGGTGCAGGTGGCGTAAGATTAGGCAACTTCCGTATCGTTGATAATGTTATAACAAACGTTGTAGCAGATGCAGTTAGTCAAATTGTTCAAAGCGGAACAGGTTATTTTAAAATCCAAGGCACTAACGGATTTGTACCGCCAGTAGGAAATGATGCTCAACGTCCAACTGCGTATGCAGTTGTCGGAATGACTCGTTACAATACATTTTCAAAAGCTCTCGAAATATGGGACGGTGTAACATGGGCTAGTCCTGCAGGTTCATCTGGTGCAGTTAGTATTAATCAAGCTGAAGACATTGCAATTTCATGGGCGTTAACATTAGGATAATTATATAATATGCCAACAGTATTTAAACATTCATTAGTAACACAAGTAGGTACTACTCCGACAGATGTAGTAGAAATAGGTGCCGGAGTTCGTGCTACTGTTATTGGTTGCAATCTTGCAAACGTAACAGACTATGATACCGTAGTTGCAGATCTTCAAGTAGTGGGTGCAGACACTACAGTAAGTTATTACATTCGAGGACTAATAATTCCTCCAAACACCAGTGTAAAAGTTATTACTCAGGGAGAAAAACTAATTCTTCCCGAAACTACCGGTCTGAGATTAACTAGTGATACTCCAGATAGCATTGATGCAACAATTAGCTACGTAGAAATATCATAAGGAATAAACTATGCCAAGTACATATTATTTAGGAACCAGTCCAGACGACGCATTAGGTGATAGTCCCCGTTATTGGTATGCCCTTCGTCGCAACGAAGACGGCGAGGTATTTTTGTTGCGCAGCGATCAATTAAAAGACAAAGAGTCAATAGAGTTAAATATTCCAGGAGTTCCTGAAGAAAATTTTGAAGATTTCGTACCAGGAATTGACTATCTTGACGGTATTAAAGCAGATCATGAAGTAGAATACGATAATCTAGTATGGACACAATATCGTTGGGACAACAGAAACATGTTGTATTACATCGGTCAAGATGAGGGTAGATTAATACAAAGAATTAATCAGGGGTATGTTTATCCTGATGGCACATCAAGTTAACGAGATAAATTATGGCAGAATTTAAGATTAGTAGAATTAGATACACGTGGCGAGACCAGTGGGTTAATGGCACGTCATACAATCGAGACGACGTAGTTAGTTACGGCGGATCAAGTTGGGTGTGTTTTAGACAACATACCGCAGCGGCATTTGCAGCAGATCAAACATTTTTAGCTAATTCTGACGATACTGATCCTACTCCAGCATGGCGCAAGATGACTGACGGGTATGAGTTTAGAAATCAGTGGCAGCAAACAACATTATACAATCCCGGCGACATTATAATTAATGGCGGCAATTTATATCTATGTATAACCAGCTATACATCGACAAGTATTTTTGATGACGGAATTGATAATTGGACTATTTACAGCTCAGGGTCATCGTTCAAACAAGATTGGGAACAGAACACTAGATACGGTATCGGTGATGTTATACGATACAATGGTATCGTTTATCGATGTATCGAAGGACATACTACAGCTGACACCGCAACCGGTCTAGAGCAGGATCAGAATAAATGGCAGATATTTTTTGAAGGTGTTGAATATCGAGGATTATGGGCTACTGGTACAAGATATCGAGTTAATGATCTTGTAACATTTGGAGGAACTGTATTCCGTTGCAAACAAGGACATACACCTGGTAGCGATTCTACACTTAATTTTAATCAAAATGAATATTGGGAAATTGAATTTCCAGGATTTCAATATTCAAACAATTGGGATGCCGAAACTGTTTATCAATTAGGCGATCTAGTTCGTCATGGTGGCTGGTTATTTTATAGTCTAACAAATAATTATGCTAGTAATCCAAGCGATAGCGTATATCAATTAGAAGATCGAGTAGATCCAATCGATTGGCAAATTGCTTCTAAAGGAATTAATTTTAGAGGAGAATGGTCTGCTGATGAATTGTATAAGACTGGTGATGTTGTCCGCCGTGGTGGTAACAGTTATGTAGCATTATTGGACACTACTGATGACGGTAGCAGTTTAGATTATTTAGATAGTACTAACTGGGAATTATTAACAACAGGACAAAATTGGAGAAACTTTTGGCAAACTGGGCAGCGCTATTCTCCAAACGATCTATCAATTTATCTTGGTAATACGTATGTCTGTAACGTAGAACACAGTTCTAGCAATCAAAATTATCCAGGGGATAACGGATCAGGATTCTTTTATTGGGATTTAGTATTGCAAGCAGGTGGCGAGTCAGGCTTAGTTACTCGAGGTGATCTACTTACTTACGATTTAAGTAGAGAATTAGCAGGAGACGGCAGCACATTTAACCCTACTGCGGTGAATATCGGACCAGCAGGCGAAATAGTAACTGTTAATTCAGATGATTCTGTAATTTATAAAAATTACGGTGAAGTTAATCGGGTAGTGTATGTTGAGTTGGATGGAGTTGATGATATAGCTGATACACAACGAGGCTCAAGCCCTTTTAAACCTTGGCGAACAGTGCGATTTGCATGTGATCAAATGGATGATAATTACACTGGAACCACAACCATCCATGTAGGCGCAGGCCGCTACGAAGAAATTTTACCAATTATTATTCCAAAGAAAACAGTAGTGCTAGGTACTGAATTGAGAACTACTACAATTACTGCGGCTGGACCGATATTCACCGCAGTAGGATTAGATAGCACATATACTCTGGTAGTATTAAACCATTTATCCGGATTGATATTAGGTATTTTAAACGGTCAGCTGACAAGTGCAGATAAAACGGTTGGAAATTTAGTAGACCCAGTAGTAATTACTCAAGAAGTTATAACCGAAGTATCATTTGATCCACCGCAATACAATGAGTTTGAACTTGAACTACTAACTGAGGTTATTACTCAAGTTCCAATATCAACTGGTATATTAGTGTCCGCTTATATACAAAATTTAATAATCGACATCAGAGTATATATTAACTTTTTTATTAATTCGCTTGGAGCAAATCCTGTACTAATAGGTACTAATGTTGCCAACACTAATATCGACTACACAAATTCTGTTATTATTTTAGAAGCCAACAAAGCATTTTTAGCCGCCGAAGCAGTAGCATTTATGCAGTTAACTTATCCTGCATATAACTTTGATTCGGAGTTATGTAAACGAGATATCCATAGATATATAGACGCGTGGAAATATGATATTATATATACAGGAAACTACAAATCAGTATTAGCAGCACGATATTATGTAAATGCTGTGTTAGGATCAACATCTGAAGATATGTTTTATTGCAGAGATGCAACCGGTGTTAGAAACTGTACGCTAACAGGATTACAAGGAACAGTTGGTGCATCAGTTGAAGGAGTTGCCTACCAGATTCCAACAGGCGGAGCATTTGTTAGCTTGGATCCAGGATGGGGACCCAATGACAATCGAACTTGGATTATGACTAGATCACCTTACATTCAAGGGGTGACTACATTTGGTACAGGAGCAATTGGGCAAAAGATTGATGGTGCATTACATAACGGCGGCAACAGATCTATAGTATCTAATGACTTTACACAGGTCATTAGTGACGGTATCGGTGCTTGGGTAACCAACAATGGCCGTGCAGAACTAGTTTCTGTGTTCTCATACTACGCTCAAATTGGATATTTAACACAAGGAGGCGGCATTATCCGTGCAACTAACGGTAATAATAGTTATGGCAAGTTTGGTGCAATTGCCGACGGAATCGATGCTACAGAAGTTCCACAATCAGCAGTAGTTTATACACGAGCTCAACAGGCAATTGTTGCTGCGGCATTTGCCGGAGACTTTGTAGACGAAATTCAGATTTTAGAATGGACCAATGCAGGAACTGATTATACTGCCGCAACTGCAACATTTGTAGGAGCAGGCGTTGATGCAGCAGTGTTATTTGAAGATTTTAGAGATGATGCTGTCTTTGAAGCAAGATTAATTGATACCAGTGATACTATTGCTCAGTCAATCGGAGGCTCAGGATATGTTATTGTGCAAAATAATGCACAGACCGGCGGATTAACAAATATTACGTTAGCATCAAACGATCCTAATGACGAAGCAAATTATCTAGGAATGCGTATTGTTCTGACCAGCGGCCCCGGTACTGGACAATATGGGTATATTACAGCATACAATGCTATTACAAAAATTGCACAAGTAGCAAAAGATTCAACCGATGCACCTGGCTGGGATCATGTATTGCCCGGAAAAGCAATAGCAACATCGTTAACAACAGGAACTACCTATAGAATCGAACCTCGAGTTATATTTTCAGAACCCGAATACGAAGTATTAGAAATAACGGTTCCTACAAATACCACATGGAGTGAAATTACTTACGGTGAAACAACTGAAACATACACAAATGTTATCGCAGGCCCCGGAACTGGGACAGTTATTGAAGATGACGGGTTACTTCCAACAAATGCCCTTGTTAACGTTGAAAAAATAGGTAGAAACTATACAATTACAGTAGTTGACGGCGGCGCCGGCTATGCTTTCGGGCAAGAATTAACAATTTTAGGGGAAGATTTGGGAGGTATAACTCCACTCAACGATTTGATAATAAAAATTACCGAAGTGAGTAACGACAGTACAAACTCAGTAGTAGTTGCCGAACAAAAGACATACGGAACAGGTGAAGATAATCAAGCGTCGAGCGGGAGATTTGTTGTAGTATCGTCTGGAGGATCTGCAGCAGTGTATAGTCCAAACGGAACAGAATGGACACAGATTAACATGCCGAGCGCAGGCGACTGGAAATGCCTAGCATCGGGAAACAATAGATTTGTTGCTATCCGCACAGGTAGTAATGCCGCAGCAAGTTCGTTAGATGGTATTACCTGGACTGCTAGAACTATGCCTGCTTCAAGACAGTGGAACAGTGTAGTCTATGGTGGCGGAATTTTTGTAGCAGTTGCAGGCAACCTAGACGGCGCTGCGATAAGTATAGACGGAACAACATGGACTACAACGACATTGCCGGATGTTGGAGACTCAACATTCAGCGAATGGGTAGATATTGCCTATGGTAGAAGAACGTTTGTAGCAGTATCTAACAGCGGAAACTTTGTAGTAACCGGAATATATAACAGTACATCAAACACAATTGACTGGACAGGAAGAGTTATGGACGTCATTGATGATTCATCAAACCGTTCGTGGCAGAGTATTGCTTATGGTAACAATAGATTTGTCGCTATATCAAATACTGGAGATGTTGGTTATAGTTTTGACGGTACAGAATGGTTTCCTGCAACTATGCCTACACAAGACGGATCAACTAGCCATAATTGGAAAAAAATTAGATATGCACAAGGGTTATTTGTTGCTATAGGCGATACTGGTTCTAGAGATATAGGAGCTGACGAAACTACAGGGCCAACAACATATGTTGTTACATCAATTGATGGAGTAAATTGGACTAATAGAGAATTAGCAACCGAGGAAATTTGGAATTCAGTTGCATTTGGAAATCCTTATATCGATTCACGCGATTCTACAACTGGTAAAAAGACTCCAATGTGGATTGCAATACCGGCAGGCTCTGATAAGTTTAACAAAATACAAACAGGAGCAAGAGCATTAGGTAGAGCTATTATTGTTGCTGGAAAAATTTCAGCTATTAGATTATGGGACACAGGGTCTGGATACATCAGCGGCCCTACATTAACACTGGTTGATCCTAACTCTACTTCAGCAGCTGCCATCGAATGCCGAACCGGTGACGGTGTTCTGACTAATCCGACATGGATTGATCGTGGCCTAGGGTACCGAACCAATTCAACAAGAATTACTATAACAGGTGACGGATATGCAGATGTAACTCCATCAGGAAAATTCATAGTAATTAATGATTTAGAATCGTACCCAGGTCCAGGAGCCCAGTTACTAATCCAAGGACTTGAGGATATTTATACGCTAGTAACAGTTACTCCTATTGGACAAACTGATAGAGGTCTAGCAGCATTAGTTAGAATAAGTCCAGAAATTAAAAATAGAGACAATCTTCAACATTTAACTCCTATATCTATTAGAACTCGATATAGTCAGAACCGTATTACGGGGCACGATTTCTTAGATATAGGCACCGGAAACTTTGAAGAAACTAATTATCCTAATTTATATTCAGGATTTTATACACCTTCACCAGAAGATGAAATTGTTGAACTTAACGGCGGTCGAGTGTTTTACACAACCACTGATCAAAATGGTAACTTTAGAACTGGAGAACTATTTGCAGTTGAACAAGCCACCGGTACTGTTACAATTTCAGCAGACTTTTTTGACTTTAGTGGATTAACAGAATTACGATTAGGCGGTATTAGAGTAGGCGGCACTGGCGCTGTTATTAGAGAATTTTCAACAGACTCATTATTTACAGAAGATTCAAATAATGTAGTCCCAACACAGCGAGCAATCCGAGCTTACTTAGCAGGAAGGTTAAGTGTAGGCGGATCTGAAATTGCAGTAGGTAGTTTTATTGCAGGTACAATACTTGTAGGTCCGGATAAAATGGGTAACGTTGCTGGTTCAAAAAATATTGTTTCTGTTAGGGCCGACTTTATTGGTCCACAAGCAGGAGTTAGTGGATCAATGCTAGCACAAACTATGTTTTATAAATCATTTTAAGTATATGAATAACAGTAACATAAATATAAGATACGGAGTAGAAAATGGCAGAATTTAAATTAGGTAGAATTAGATTTGTATGGAAAGATACGTGGACTACATCTACAACTTATTACGTCGATGATGTAATAAGAAATGGCGGTAAGACTTATATCTGTAAAGTAGGACACGCTGCATCTGCTGATTTCTACACAGATTTAGATTATTCTCCAACTAAATGGGAATTGATGTCTGACGGCCAAGAGTGGAAAGGCGATTGGACTACTGATACTTTTTACAAAGATGGTGACATTGTAAAATACGGCGGAACTGTTTATACCTGTAATGACTCACATACCTCCGCCGCCACTACCCAATCGGGGTTAGAAGCCAACATTGATAATTGGGATGTGTTTGCTGAAAGTTTTGATTGGAAAGAAGAGTGGTCAGTGTCAACACAATATAAAGTTAACGACCTAGTCAAGTATGGCGGCCGCACTTTTGTTTGTAATACTGCACATACTTCGGCAGCAACTATCGCTCAAGGGCTAGCGTTAGACGAATCTAAATGGGACAGCTTCAATGCTGGCTTAGAATATCAAGGAGCATGGAGCGGAAGTACTGTTGTTTACAAAGTAAACGACATCGTCAAGCAAGGAGCAGGTCTATGGATTTGTACTTTACAACATACTTCTACAGCAAGTTTTACTACAGATGCTGCATCTTATTGGAGTCAATTCGTCGAAGGTATTGAATTTGAAAATACCTGGGAGATCGCTACAACATACCAACGAGGCGATGTTGTACGATACGGCGGCAATCAATATATTGCAAAAACAAATCATATTGGAGAAGTTCCTAGTACCAGCACTGTTAATTGGGATTTATTCCAACAAGGTATTTCTTTTAGTGCTGACTGGAGTAGTGTAGCAAATTATCGCGTGGGCAATCTAGTAAGACTACGAGGTTACACATATCTAGCCACAGCAGACAGTTTAAATCAAGAACCTCCTAATCTAACATATTGGGAAAAACTAAACTCAGGTATTTCTTGGCAAAATACTTGGACTGATGATGTCCAATACAAATTAGGTGATGCTGTTAGATTTGGATCAAACGCTTATATTTGCGTATTAGGACACCGTTCAGAGGGCGATGACGGTAGTACAGTTGGACCAGAAGGCGGCGGCGCAGACAACAGTCGTCCGGATCAAGACATCACTGGAACCTATTGGAACCTACTAAGCATTGGTACAGAAACTTCTATTCTAACAACTCGCGGTGATTTAGTTTATTATGGCGGCGCTGGTCCAACAAGATTACCAGTTGGCCTAGAAGGACAGGTACTACGTGCAGGAACAGAAGATCCAGAGTGGGTAACCTTAGGTGCAGCTGACCAAGTATACTACGTAGCCATGCACGGTACAGACCTGCCATCACCAATGCACGGTAAAACTCTAGACAAGCCGTTTAAAACAATCCGTTATGCTTGCGAGCAGGTAGAAGACGGTCCTCGCAACCCTAACACACAGTATTTGTTAGAGCTCAACAGAGTATTCATCCAACGCGAAGTGTCAAGCTGGATACGAGATCAGATTGATAATAATACATCACCGTTCACAAATATTACAGTAACAGATATAACTACCAATGATACCCTAGCTACTGCTACAGCACACGGATTAATAGCTGAAAGAAAATTGAGAGCTAAAACCACTGCTAATGGCATAACAGCAGAAACTGATTATTATGTAATTTCCTCAGGACTAACGTCTACAGAATTTCAATTATCGCTTACAGACGGCGGTAGTGCTATAACCAGTCTTGTTAACGGTTCGGGTTTAACTATTAATCTTGTGTTTGACTATGACGAGTATAAATGCGAACGTGACGTTGGATTTGTAGTTGATAGACTACAGTGGGATATAGGCCACGGTGGAAACTTAAAAATTCGTGCAGCAGCACAGTCGTTACTAGGCATTTTAAGCGAAGGACCATTTTCAACTGAAGCAGAAGATGCTCCTTATGCAACATTGTCTTCAGAAAGAGAACAAGGCATTGCCGCATACAACTACATGCTTGCAGTTGTTGAAGCAGTGATAACCAACCAAGTGCCGGCAACCATTTATCAAGACATAGTAGACGATTCTGTAGCAATTGCAGAACAATATATTGATTTAGAATATACTGCTGAAACAGGAGCACTGACAGACATTACTAATTTAGTAGCAATAGTTACTAATGCGCTAGCTAATCCAACACAAGTTGGCCCGCTACCTACTATACCAACAAGATATATACCAAATACATTAATTAAGGTGTCCACTGGACGATATCGCGAGACATTGCCAATTATTGTGCCGGCTTATACTTGTATTATTGGTGATGAATTGCGTTCTACTAATACTGGCCCAGCAGGCAGTCTTGTTGATATTTCAGATAGCTATTATACTATAGATACGTTTACTCATATTGAGAGTTTTATTGGAGATATTGTAGCAGGCACGTCAGTTACACCAACTTCTGGAAACATAGAAACTCAAAGTCAAGTGTGGCCATTTGCTGACACAGACGAATCAGTAGTAGTTGCTGACCTAGTTGAAGTTATGAAATCTCAAGCCGATTATCGCTTAGGAACAATGCATACTTCAAATCTTACAGATCCTGTAGGATACAATGTTTCTTATCTAGCAGGCTACGGCAATGCTAAAAAATTAATTAAAGAAAACAAAAAATTCTTACAAGAAGAAATTGTCTCTTACATCAACACAACTTACAGTCAATTAGAATTAACAGGATCTATTAGCGGAACAACTTTAACAGTGTCTGCATTAGAAACAGGAACAGTGACTGTTGATACTATAATTCGCGGCGAACGTGTAGTTGTTGGTACTGCTATTGCTCAACAACTATCAGGTACAACGGGAGGTGCAGGAACATACGAAGTTACAATTAGTCAAACCGTAGAGTTAACTACAATTAAAGGTGATACGCATTTTTCTAGAACAAAGACACGTAGAGATGCAGGATACATTATTGACGCAGTTGTTTACGATTTAACATATGATGGAAATGCACAAAGTATTGTAGCAGGACTAGCATATTGGGATGGTGATAATGCAGACAGCACTATAGCTGCCGCACAACTTCCAGCGTCAATCAAGGCTGCTACAATTGGAACTATTGAATTTTTAAAAACAAGAATGCAACAAGTTGCAACATCAGCAACATTTACTCCTTTACAAACTCTGGTGGTACGTTACACTGATACTGCCGGAAGTGCAGGAGCATCAACTCTTATTGGAAACAATGTTGATGACATTATAAGTATTATCGAAACTGGTCCTGGAGCTGTAGGAACAACAGTAACATTAGTAGATCCAACGCCTGCAGACGGAGTTAATTCTACAACAGCATTGATTTCCGCATACTCGACATTAAATTCAGCAGCAACAACTATTCGTTCAAATACAATTGCATATATTAATGCAACTTATCCAAGTTTAGTATATGACGAAACAAAATGTTCAAGAGATATAGGTACAATATTAAAAGCTGTTGGATTTGATTTTATGTTTAACAGCAATTATCAATCATTGAAAGCTGGACACTCATATTTGAGACTTAACGCTAGCGATGTATATACATTAGGACAAAAAGCTGTAACAATGGCAGCAGTGGAATATGTTAGAACACAGGCAATTGCCAATGTTGGAGCAGATGCTACTGCAATTGCAAGAATCAATGTGCTAATGGCATCAATCGTAAATAGTTTATACGGCGCAACAAACGAAGGTGATGTTTGTTCAACAAATTTACGCAATAGAGATTATGCAATACTACAGTTAGAGAGAAACAGAAACTTTATTACAGCTGAAGTAAGTGCGTACATTGCAAACACATTCATTGATACTGCAACTGCAACCACTGACACTACTAATGTTATTACCATTAGTGATACTAGCTGGTTACGACGAGGTGTTGAAATTAAATTTACCGGAACAGCATTTGGAGATTTAATAGCAGATGCAAGGTACTATGTTCGAAGTATTGTTAGTGCAACAGCATTTACGGTAGCTACAACAAGAAACGGAGCCGCAGTATCATTGACTACTAACACTGGCTCAATGAGTGTAGAATTAGTCTACAATCAAACATTGTTTGAACGAGACGTTGGCACTTATATTGATGCATTAAAGTGGGATTTAAAATACACTTCAAATTACAAATCACGATATGTAGCTCGTTACTATGCTAATGCAGTACTGGGCAGCGTTGAAGAAGATATGTACTACCTACGTGATGGTACAGGATTACGCGATCAAACCATGTCAGACCTCAATGGCGATCTACTACCTCCTAACGTGTATGGCACAAGTAGAGTTTCTGCAGGTGCATATGCTAGTTTAGACCCAGGTTGGGGCCCAGATGACTTCCGCACATGGATTATTACTAGAAGCCCGTACGTGCAAGGATTAACTACTTTTGGTAACGCAGCCATTGGTCAAAAAATTGACGGCGCATTGCACAACGGCGGTAATGATAGTATTGTATCCAACGACTTTACACAGGTGATCAGTGATGGTATTGGTGCATGGGTGGCTAATAACGGACGAGCAGAGCTTGTTTCAGTATTCTCATATTACGCACACATTGGATATTTATCTACAGAAGGTGGACGCATTCGTGGAACCAACGGTAACAACTCGTACGGTGATTTTGGAAGTGTAGCAGAAGGCTTTGACGACACAGAGACTCCAAATACCGGTGTAATAGATAATAAATTTCAGTTCATTGCCACTATTGGTAATGTAACAACTACTGGTCAAGAGTTCATAGGATTAGAATTTGATAATGCAGGTATTAATTACACCGATGCAGAATTTCTACTAACTGGCGGCGGCTTAGGAGCCGAAGCTGAAGCTGACGAATTCCGCGACGATGCAGTTTATCAAGTTAGATTGCTTCAAAATGCTGAAGATGGGATAGACGGAGAGTTTGGTGGTCAAGGGTACGTTACAAATGCCAACACTGCTCAAGGTGGCGGAGCAACATCAATTACTCTAGCAGCTACTGATGGAGAAACTAGTACTGCATACATCGGAATGAAAGTAGTGATTACGGGCGGCACTGGAGTTGGACAGTTTGCTATTATTGATACCTACAACAGCGGTACTAAAATTGCAGGCGTAGTTAAAGAGTCAACAGGTGCAGCAGGATGGGATCACTTTGTAGCAGGTACTACAATTGCTTCTCCGGACGCAAGCTCAACTTATACTGTTGAGCCAAGAGTTACCCTAACTGCCCCGGCATATGCATCCGCAGCAGGAACAAGTTTGGCCACAGCAGTTCAAACTCTTGAATATGCTTCAGCAGTACAGACATATCTTGCAGTGTCTAGCACAGGCGGGACAGGCAACGGTGCCACATTTAATGTGATTAAGAAAGGCACCAACTACATTGTTACTGTTGCTGTAGGAGGAACTGAATACACTCGATTAGATGTCCTTACAATTGTAGGAACTAATCTTGATGGTGCTACTACTGCAAACGATATCACACTAACAGTAACTTCGATCAACTCAGTAACGGGAGCAGTTACAGCATTTGATCAATTAGGTGTTGCGCAAGGTGGGAATTTTGTAGCATTAGTAAGTGGATCAACTACCGCATACACTAGCATTGGCGGTGCATGGACATCAAGAACACTTTCTGCTAGCAGAGACTGGATTAGTACCGCATCTGGTCAAGACTTAACTGCAATTGAAGCTGGTAGTTTAGTGGCAGGAACAGCTTACAAAATTACTTCCCTAAGCGATACATTGTTTAATGCTGTAGGTGCAGAAAATAACTTTGTCGGAGTGACATTTATTGCTACTGGACCTACATCGGGAACCGGTACAGCAGTGGCTGTGAATTCAGTAACTGTAGCAGTAGCCACTGGATCTAATACAACAACTCGATCAGTAGATGGAGGGGTTACATGGACTGCTGGCGGAAATTTACCAGCTTCAACAACTTGGCAAGATATAGAGTATGGCCAAGGCGTATGGATAGCTATTGCAACAGGAGCAACAACCACTGCATATTCAACAGATAGTGGCGTTACATGGACTGCAGGTGGGGCATTGCCGGCGTCTACAACATGGACTAGCATTGCCTACGGTGCCGGTAAATTTGTAGCAGTGGCTAGTGGCGGCGTACAGGCAGCTAGTAGTACTGACTCCGGAGTTACATGGGTAACTCGAACATTACCTTCAAGCACCGCATGGAGCAGTGTTGCGTTTGGTAACAACCGTTTTGTAGCAGTGTCAAGCACCTCAGGAACAGCAGCAGCCTATAGTTTAGATGGCGCTACATGGACAGCTAGCACTATAACT